GCACAACAAAGCTGTACAGGACTACAATATTATGATGGGGAATCTTGAAGACCCTTCAGACGATGAGGAGGAAGAGATCTATGAATGAGCATTCAAAAAGATTCGACCTTGTTAAAGGCTACTACGATGCGGGAGACTGGAAACTCAAGGCTGTGAAAAATGCGGTCAAGCGCGGATGGATCACTGCAGAAGAGTATGAAGAGATCACGGGTGAGGTTTATGACGGATGAGGACATCGCGAAACTTACTTCGTCAGAATTGATCGACCTGATTAAACGGCTTCTGGATGAGATCGAAATCAGGCTGATGCAATTAGTTTAAAGGGCAATTCATTGAACTAACTTAAATAAATCTTTTCGCTACCATATTAACCCGAGAGCATCTCATATGAGGTGCTCTCTTTTTATAACTTTTTTCAAGAAAGAGAGGTATTCAAGATGGAGTCAATCACACAGGAGATACAGTTCACACATCGCTATTGGGTGCTCCTGCTGCCACTGATCCTCATGTCTGCGGACATCGTGACCGGCTGGATCCAGGCGACGATCAACGGGACATGGGACTCAACCAAGATGAGGACGGGTCTGTTCCGCAAGTCGGGCGAGATGCTGGTGATCGTCCTCGCGTGGGCGATCGGAATCGCGATCAGCCTTCCGGTCGATATCGCAGCGTGGATCGCGATCTACATCTGCATCATGGAAGTGATCTCCGTCTGCGAAAACTTAGATCAGGCAGGCGTCCCGATGCCGGTATGGATCACGCGCAAGCTGAAGAAGGTCGCGCATGACCTGTCCAGCGGAGACGAAGAGGACGATCCGGATGCGAAGTACTGGGACGACGAAGATGAGTTCCCCGAGGAGAAATAATGGACCATACGAATGACAGATACCTGTACGCATTAAAGTACATGAACGCCACCATTAAGGCCGACAATGCCGCCGGCCGGCAGTGGCGCTACTGCAACTCCACCAGCAAGAAGGCCCGGAGCTTCCCCGGTGCACGCAAGTCGGGGAAGTACCTGCTCAACTGCGTGGACGGCGTGCAGTGGGCAGCGAAGATCGCAGGAGTGCCGTCCTCAGCTCTCGCCTGGTTCTGCCAGAACGGAAACATCATCTGGTGCGGCGCCAATGCGGAGAAGAACGCGAAGAAGTACTTCCGGATCATCCGGATCGGGAACAAGACGGTGAAGCAGCTGCAGACGGAAGGGGTCCTGCTGCCCGGTGACATCATCGGCTATATGTCGATGTCGCACACCAACTGCTACTACGGCAGCGGGAAGTCGTTCGACTCCGGCCACGCCTTCGCGACCGGCTCCGGGGAAGGCGCGAAGATCCGGAAGGTGATCGGGCCGCTGCGCTACGGCTCCATGAAGGTATCCTACATCCTGCGGCTGAAGGACCGGACGCAGTACCGGGTACAGTGCGGCGCCTTCGCCGACATGGCCGTGATGCAGCGTGTGGAGAAGTCACTGAACCTGTCCGGGTTCAAGACAGTCCGGATCGAGGAAGACGGACTGGTGAAGCTGCAGGCCGAGCTGTTCGAGTCGGAAGCGAATGCCAGGGCACTGCTGAAGCGAATCCGGGCGAAGGGATACTCGGCAATAATTAAGGAGATCTGATAATGAATCCTTGCAAAACTAAACAGGAATACCTTGACCAGGTGATCGAACCCGCTCGGCGAGTCTGTAAGAGATACGGATACTTGCCGAGCGTTCTTATTGCCCAGGCGTGCCTTGAGAACGGCTACGGCATGGCCAAGGACTGCTACAGCCTAATCGCTGTCAATAACATGGTGGGCCAGAAGAGCGAGCTGCTGAACAAGAGCTGGACGGACATAGGGCTGTCCGTCTGGCCCGGCAGAAGCATCACGAAGAATACGCCGGAGCAGTACGGCAACCAGATCGTGCGGATCAATGACCAGTTCAGGGTCTTTGACTCGATCGAGCAGTCCCTGGCGGACTTCCTGCTCTTCCTGACGTATGGATCCAACTACGGCCCCGGAGGAGCTCCGAAGTACGGCGGCGAAGTCCTGGCGCTGAAGGATCCTGCGACGCTGATCAGGGCCGTCGGGGCCCGCGGATACGCCACAGGGCAGACATACCCGACGTCCGTCATGCGGATCGTGCGGGAACATAATTTGACGCAGTATGACGACCTTACACACGTGGATCCGACAGACCAGATCCCGAAGGCGCTGCAGAAGGGAGGCGGCGTGAATAGTTCACTTGTTTCTTATACTAAATTATCTCCATGTAATTCCGGGAAGCGGACGATGCCGATCGACCGGATCACACCTCACTGCGTGGTCGGGCAGCTGTCCGTCGAGACGATCGGCGCCTGCTTTGACCACGCCTCCGCGCAGGCCTCCTGCAACTACGGCATCGGATCCGACGGGCGCGTGATGCTGTGCGTACCGGAAGACTGCCGCAGCTGGTGCTCCAGCTCCTCCGCGAACGACCAGAGGGCTGTCACGATCGAGTGCGCCAGCAATAAGTTCCATCCGTATGCGTTCAACGATACGGTGTACAAGCGGCTGATCGATCTGTGCGTGGACATCTGCCGCAGGAACGGCAAGACCAGGCTGCTCTGGCTGGGCAGCAAAGAGAAGACGCTGAATTACAAACCGGCGAAGGATGAGATGATCCTGACGGTTCACAGGTGGTTCGCCAACAAGGCTTGCCCGGGCGACTGGCTCATGGCAAGGATGGCAAACCTCGCCTTGAAGGTGACAGAGAAGCTGGGTGGCGCCCAGGAGCCGTCCGGGACGGATGAGACCGCCGGAGTGCGGAAGATCTACCGGGTGCAGGTCGGCGCCTATAGTAATAGGAAGAACGCCGAGAAGAAGCTGCGGCAGATCAGTGCGACCGGGACGGACTGCTTCATCACGGACCTGCAGGAAGGATACTACAGAGTCCAGTGCGGGGCATACTCGATCCGGGGCAATGCTGAGCGGAAGATGGCAGAGCTCCACAGCATGGGCTTCGATGCGATCATAAAAGAATATACGATGTGATTATTAAAGAATATACGATGTAATAAGAAGGGCAGGGCTTCGGCTCTGCCCTTTTTTTTATTTTGCCCACTAAATGCCCACTAGGGGCATGAAAAATCCCCGAAACCCTTAATTTTCAAGGTTTTTTCGGGGATTCTGTATGCCGGTGGTGGGCAGTGGATTTATACCCCCAACATGGCACATTCCGCTTGTTTACTGGGTTTTTCAATACTCAAAAACCCTTAACGACCCATAAATGCAAATATTTTTGCCCACTAAATGCCCACTAGCTGATCAGCGAGACCTTCCTGACAGCTTCGTGGTCCTTCTCGCGCTGCGCCTGCGTGCAGTGCAGGTAGATGTCACGGGTCAGACGACTGTCATGGTGCCCGAGCCTCCGGCTGATCACGCTGAGGTCCACACCGGCCTCCGCGAAGAGGCTGGTCATCGTGTGGCGCATGACATGGCTGGTGATCCGTCTGCCCAGGATCCGCTCCGAGTTCTCCCGGAGATACTTCTCATACACATCATAGTTGATGTGTTTCCCGTCCAGATCACAGAAGATAAGATTACTCGAGTACCCGTGCGCAAGCGCCCGCTCCTTCGCGCCGGTCACCAGCTTCCGGCACAATGACAGGAGCTCGTCCTGCATGTACACATCCCGGACGGAGTCCGCGGTCTTCGGGCTGGTTACCTTGCGCGACGCCCTGGACAGGGTCTTCGTGACGTGGATCAGCCGCTGGTCCGTGTCCAGGTCAGTGTAGGTCAACGCCAGCGCCTCGCCGATCCTGAGGCCGGAGAGGGCGAGCAGGCGGCTCAGGTTCTGCCAGTATTCGACCTGCATCCCGTCCAGCAGCTTCTTCAGGTCTTCCTTCTCCAGGAACTTGTCCTGGATCTTCTCGCGTTCCGATCTGTCCGGCAGCAGCTTCAGCTTCCCGGCGATGTCCGGGCAGTAGTCGTTCTGGTATCCCCACCGGAGCATTGCCTTCAGACGCGTTATATAGCTGTTTATCGTCACGTTTGGCTTGTCGGTATCAATTAACCGGCTCATGATGATCCCGGCCGTCAGGCGACCGCACAGCGTGTCAGGGCCTATCGCCCGGACCACCACGTTCAGCACGATCTCGTTCCGGATCACCGTGGACTCCTTCAGCAGCTTCGTCTGGTACTTAAGGTATTCTTCCTTCAGCTCCGCAAGGGAGATGTCCTGCGGCTCCGGATCCTGCTGCCGCAGTGCCTCGATCCGTGCCTGCAGGATCTTCTGGGCCTTGTTCCGCGCGTGTGCCGTGTCCCGGTCCATGACGGTGGACACGCGCTTCCACTTCCCGGTCATGAAGTCCTTATACCGGTCGACTGCCAGATATCTGTCACCTCTTGGTTCTACCCACATAGGCAGCTCCTCCTTCCTCATGTGCTTCGGCCTCGATGGCCTGTATCCCGCATTCCTCGACTCTCTCGAAGTCGTTGTGGTCGATATGCCGGACCGCGTGCCAGAAGGCCTGCACCTGGTCTTCCTTCCGCAGGCTGCCGTTGATCAGGACGGTGTAGGTGCCGTCCGGATTCGGACAGACCATCTCGCGCGCGCCTTCCGGCATATCTTCGTTCAAATAAACAAAAACATCGTCAAGCAGGATCATCCGAGTCTAACCTTTCTGTTTTCCGCTTGAGAGCCAGCGCCATGCTGCGGAGGGCCCGCATGTCCTCCGGATCCATGTCGCGCTGTACGTCAAACAGCGCCTTCAGCTCCGGGTTCAGCGCTATCTCGTAAGCTATTTTTGCAGTGACTTCGTCAGTGTAGTACTCGGGCTGTTGGGATTCTTCGACACCTTCCCAGCCCATGATATATCCGGGCGTGGTCTCCAGCGCCTTGGCGACTGCGACGATCTTGCTCTGCGGAAGGCCCTGCACTCCGGCTTCCATCTTATTAATAGAAGACTTCGACTTGAAACCGCACCGCGCGGCAAGTTCTTCCTGGGACAGCCCCAGCTCAACCCGGCGCCTTCTAATGTTCTTCCCTATCATCTTATTGACTTCTGCATCCGTACCCATCTTGATCCTCCTCTTCTCCCCAAGGAAATTATACCGCAGCTATGATGCGTTATCAACTTTTGTAGAATTTTATTTTAAAAATAGTTGACAAAGTATCAACTCAGGGCTATACTTGCCTCAGTTGATAAAAAATCAACTTCGGAAAGGAGGTGATACTTTGACGAACACTGAGAAGCTGGAGCAGAAGATCAAGGAATCCGGATACCGGATCGAGTTCATCGCGGATAAGTGCGGACTGACCGCGCAGGGACTCCTGAAGAAGCGGAACAACGAGACAGAGTTCAAGGCTTCTGAGATCCTGATCCTGAGGACGCTCCTCAATCTGACAGACGAGGAGACGAACGAGATATTTTTTTGCTCTTAAGGTTGAAGAAATATCAACTTTCAGGAAGGAGGGACGATGTTACCAACGAGGCGGAAGCGGCAGCGGATCTGCGAGGAAATGGGATTCAGCCTTCACTTCATGGACAAGGCTGCGGCGGGTCTGCAGAAATACCCGGATCGCTATCCGAACGCCGTGATCAGATCCGGGCATGTAACTGTATTTGACGTCGAGATGTTCCTCGACTGGCTCAAATACCGCGAGGCATTGGAAGTAGGGGCTCCGGTGCCGGACTTCAAGAGGGAGGCGTACCAGTAATGAAGATGGGGAGATTGATCAATAAGGGGAAAGCAGCAGTCATGACGATCTGGATCATGTCCATCATCCGGACAAACGCGGATCCAAAGATGTGGCAGGTGACCATGATCGGGATCCTGCTCTATGAGGCGATCCTGCTGGGCCTGAACACATGGCAGCGGGAGACCCGGAAGAGAAGGAAGCTGCAGAACATCAACGCAGGAGTAGAGGACATGAGGAGAGTCGAGAAGGAGAGGCTCTACTGGTTTATGAGAGAGGCAGGCTGATATGGAGTACTCGAGAATGAAGAGCGTCGACATGGCGACGGCGGTCCTGGAAGCAGGCAATCCCGTTCAGGAAGTCTACATGATGGTCCGTATCTTCAATGACACGACAGTCGAAGAGCTCGGCAGGGCAGCGGGCTTTTACATGCCGGATTACACACCGATCCCACCGGCAACGCCCGAGCCGAAGAAGAAAGAAGAGAAGCGCGGCGGAGCGATGAAACCGGCGGACCACGGGGCGATCGTAGCGCTGTACACGGCAAACCCGCCCAGGTCGATCAAATGGATCGCGGATGATCAGGGCGTCACGCAGCAGACAGTGATCAACCATCTGAAGAAGGAAGGGATCTATGACCCCGGGAGGAAGGAAGAATGAAGAGATGCATGGTGTGCGGTGACAAGTTCACCGGAGAGGAGATCAGTGAATGGTGGGCGGAGCATGAAGAGTTCCAGGCGCATCCGCTTATCTGCCCGGACTGCTATGACCGGACGAGGAAACACAAGGATCTGGAAGAACAGTTCGAAGATCTGATGAAGGAGGGAACATGAACGCCGCGGTGATCCTGCTGGCAGCCACGCTGGCCGGAGCGGGAACGATCGAGACGGAGACGGAGCGGGCCTATACAGAGGAGGACCTGTACGTACTCTCACACATCGTCTCGGCAGAGGCGGGGAACTGCCAGCGGGAGATGATGATCGGAGTCGGCTCCGTCGTCCTGAACCGGGTCGCGTCGGATGACTTCCCGGACACGATCTACGAGGTCGTATTCCAGAGGAAACCGTCACTGCAGTACGGACCGATCGAAGACGGCAGCTACTACAAGGAACCGACGCCGGAGGCAGTCGAGGTCGCAGAGTACCTTCTGGAAGAAGGCAGCCAGTACCCGGAAGGCGTCATATACCAGTCGAACGAGATCCTGGGAGAGGTGTATCTTCCGTTGGATCCACCGCCTGGAATCGGTTCGAGGATGTACTTCTGTTACGGAGGAGAACAGGAATGACGTCACTATTCAATGAATCTGTTTGTCCACAGTGCGGGAAGACATTCACCATGAGCGCCCCGACGCAGTGGAAATACAAGATATATCTCAACAATAAACAGCTGGTCTTATGCAGCTGGAGCTGCTTGCAGAAGATCAGGAAAGCAAAGGAGGGAACAAGTGGAAAACACAAAGATCAGGATTGAGTGCACAGATGGCGAGATCAAGGAATACGAGGGCAAGGCCGTGATCGGGATCGTCATGGATACGGACAAGTGCGAAGACGGCGCTATAGACCAGGGCTTCCTGGTAGGCAGAGGCAACCGCAAGAAAATGCTGCTCAAGGCCGCGATGTCGCTCGGAGAGCTGGTGCGGCAGGCAATAGATGATGAGTTCGATCAGACCCTGGTAGCCAGAGCAATGACAAAGGTCCTGCTGGAAGCTGCGGCCGGCGAGAGCAAAGACTATGAAGTCATGTCTGCTGAACACAAAGAACGCGTAGTAGAGGAAGAGGAGGACTGATCATGAAAATAACCGTAGAGCTCAACACGATCGAAGAGATGGAGCAGTTCCTGGCTGCCATGAAGGCGAAGGAAGAGCCGAAGCAGGAAGGCTTCGACCTGAAACCGATGCCGATGACAGAACAGATCACACCGGCGGTCGTCAAGTACCAGAAGCCGGAAGTGCTGCCCGCACCGCCTGCTGCCGATACCGCTCCGGAACCGGAGCCGGAAACGACGATCAGGGTGCCGTCGTTCGATGAAGTCACGAAGGCAGCCGTCAAGCTCATGGACGCAGGCAGGCAGGACGACCTGAGGCAGATGCTGGTGAAGTACGGCGTGCAGGCGCTTCCGGAGCTGAAGGACAACTCGATCAAGCTGGCGGACTTCTACGCGGAGCTGGAGGTGATGTGATGGCTGACCATACCGCAAGAGGACACGCGCTTCTCAGTCCATCCTCAGCGCACCGCTGGATGACCTGTACTCCCTCCGCACAATTAGAGGCGCAGTTCCCCGACACGACATCCGCCGCAGCTGCTGAAGGCACGCTGGCGCATGAGATCTGCGAGATCAAGGCCCGGCAGAAGTTCTTCCAGAAGTGCGACATGGGCTACATGGCCAAGAACGTGGCGACCCGCGAGCTGAACAAGCTGAGGAAGGATCCGCTCTTCCAGGACGAGATGGAAGGCTACACGGACGACTACATCTCCGAGCTTGACTGCCAGGCGCTCAGCTTCAGCCAGCGCCCGCACATCGCGCTGGAGACGAAGCTGGACCTGACCGACTGGATCCCGGGCGGATTCGGCACGGCGGACTGCATCATGATCGGCGGCGACAAGCTGCTCGTGGCTGACTTCAAATACGGCAAAGGCGTGAAGGTATCCGCAGAGGACAATCCGCAGATGCAGATCTACGCGCTCGGAGCCTGGAAGAAGTTCAGCCTCGTGTACCAGATCAAGCGGGTCGTCATGATGATCATCCAGCCGAGGCTGTCCGTCAACCCGGAGATCTGGGAAGAGAGCATCGAGGACCTTCTGGACTTCGGAGAGTCCGTCAAAGGGCTGGCGCAGATGGCGATCGAAGGCAAAGGCGAGTTCGTCCCGGGAGAGTCGCAGTGCCGCTTCTGCAGGGCGCGGGAGCGCTGCAGGGCAAGGGCGGACTATAACATCCAGATGGCCTTCGGCCCGATGGGGCAGATGCCGCCGCTGATCACTGACGAGGAAGTCGGCGAGTACCTGCAGCGCGGCGCCGATGTTGCGAAGTGGCTGAAGGACCTGCAGGACTACGCGCTCAGGACGTGCCTGGACGGCGGTGAGATCCCCGGATACAAGGCCGTCGAGGGCCGCGGATCCAGAGAGTGGACTGACCAGGATAAGGCCTTCGCCGCGCTGGAGGACGCAGGCGTCCCGGCTGAGATCATGTACGAACGCAAGCCGCTGACCCTGGCCGCGCTGGAGAAGGTAGTAGGCAAGAAGGCCTTCGCGGAGGCCGTCGGTGACTTCATCGTCAAGACACCGGGCAAGCCCGCGCTGGTGCCGGAGAGTGACAAGAGGCCCGCGATCACGACCGCGGAGATGGCATTCAAGGAGGTGCCCGTATGAATGAATTCGTGCTTGACCGGATCGCCTGCAGCTTGGAAAAGATCGCCAAATCTGCGGCAAATATCGAGACCGAAATGAAAAAGCAGACGGCACTTCTTGAGCCGCTTAGCGGCTGCGTATATGTCAGCTCGGAAGAGCGCCTGAATTGGATTCAGACGGATCCACTTAGATATTAATCGGAGGTGCGGACATGATCAAAGCGGAAGACCTGAGACCGGGGCAGCTGGTCCTCTACACCAACGGAGCTACATACGAGATCGGCAAGGTCAAGAGGATTGCAGACGATAATCATGCCTTCATCTGGTACAGCGAAGGTGACACTGCAGAGAAGACATCATTTGACCGAATCTTCCCGATCCACAATGTGGACGTCGTCAAAGAGACGTCCCTGGGCGGGACCGAAGCGATGTTCGACCCGATCTACTCGGGGGAGCTGCCGTTCTGTTAAACCATCTTAAACCAACACTAAACCACATTAAACGGAAGGAGAAGCAATGCCAAATCGATACAGCGTGAGTGAAAAGAGAATATATGTCACGACTGATTATTCCCTCTTCAAGCATCTCACCGGCAATAGGTCCGTGGAAGCGGTACGGGCGCTGCAAATAATGGATTCTATCCAGGATATTGGATGGATAACCGAGCCGATTCTAGTCAATGAAAAGTTTGAAGTCATTGACGGGCAGGGTCGCTTAACTGTCTTGCAGGAATTAGAAATGCCCGTTGAGTTCATTATAGAAGAGGAAATAGGCACAAAAGAGTGCCAGAGACTTAATCGGGGCCAGAAGAACTGGTCTACCAAGGACTATATCAATTCTTATATCGCCATCGGCAACGATAATTATATTTGGCTCAAATCTATGCTCGATCAATATAAAGGCTTGCCGACATCGGTGATTCTTAGTATTGCAGCCACAAAAGGGGAAAGCTCAACTATTGGCGCGAGCGATTCCTTCAAGCTTATAGAGAGCGGCGATCTGAGGCTTAATACGGCAGAACGCAGAAACGTCAACAATGCACTGTTCTACCTCTCAAGATTTATTGAGGTCATTAAGCATCTCGGAGGTCGAAAAGATAAATTCTTTTCAGCTGTGATGTTCTTATACCTGCTCGATTGCGTCGACAATGAAAGGTTTTACACCGTTGTTAAGGGCGCTCTATATGATGGAATGATCGCTGCGTCTACAAGAGAAGGATACCTGCAGCAATTCGAAGATATTTACAACAAGAAACTCACAAAAAGGAACCGCGTCGATATTATCCATGAATATAAAATCTCATGACACCAAAACAGGAGGTAATCACTTATGAATTCAACCACTATCACCATCGGAGAAGCAATTCTTTCTTATGTACATCTGTTTGAGCCGTACGCATCCATGCCGGGCCAGGAGCCGAAGTTCTCAGCGACGATCCTGCTGCCGAAGGCCAACACGGCAGCCAAAGCGCAGATCGATGCAGCCATCGAGGCTGCCAAGCAGCAGGGCCTTCAGTCCAAGTGGAACGGACAGGCGCCGGCGATCCTGTCCACCACGCTGCACGACGGAGACGGTGTGAAGCAGAACGGCGAGACTTACGGGCCGGAGTGCAAGGGCTGCTGGGTTTTGAACACCAGCGCCAACGTCAGCCACCCGCCGAAGGTCGTCAACCTGGCGCGCCAGCCGATCATCGACCAGAGCGAGGTCTATTCCGGCATGTACGGATGGGTGAACATCAACTTCTACCCGTACTTCAGCGCCGGGAAGAAGGGCGTCGGATGCGGCCTGAATTCCGTCATGAAGACGAGGGACGGACAGCCGCTCGGCGGATCCGCTCCGTCTGTAGAGGAAGCATTCGCGGGAGTGCCGCAGGTCGACCCGATCACAGGCCTGCCGATGTAAGGAGGAGAGGATGCACCATCTTAGTATCGACCTTGAGAGTCGCAGTGGTGCGGACATCACGAAGACCGGAAGCTACAGGTACCTTCAGGATCCCGACTTCAAGATCCTCCTGTTCGGGTACAGGGTCGACGACGGCCCTGTACAGGTCATCGACCTGGAAGCGGGCGAGACGATCCCCAGCAAGATCGTCACGGCGCTGCAGAACCCTCAGTACATCAAGCACGCATATAATGCAGCCTTCGAGTGGTACGCGCTGAACCGGGCCGGCTATAAGACGCCGATCGAGCAGTGGCAGTGCACGATGATCTGGTCGCTGTACTGCGGATACGCCGGCAGCCTTGCCAATACCGGCGAGGCGATGTGCCTGGGCGAAGACAAGAAGAAGCTCATGACCGGCAAGGCGCTGATCCGGTACTTCTGCACTCCGCAGAAACCGACAAAGACGTTCAAGAAGAAATACCACGACCCGGAAGACGATCCGGAGAAGTGGGAACTGTTCAAGGAATACAACGCCCAGGACGTGGTCGCTGAGAGCGCGATCCTGGCAAGGCTCAGCCGCTTCCCGGTCCCGGAGGGCGAGTGGGAACTGTGGCGCGACGACATCCGCATGAACGCCTTCGGCGTCCGTGTGGACACGCAGCTGATCGCCGGAGCCCTGAACATCAACGACCAGAGCCAGAGGGAGCTTACAGAGGAAGCCGCCCGGATCACCGGACTGGCGAACCCGAACAGCACGGCGCAGCTGCTCCCGTGGCTCGCGGATCATGGCTGCCCACTCGACAACCTGCAGAAGCTGACCGTCGAGGAGACGCTGCAGAGGGACGACCTGGATCCGGACGTGAGACGGGTCCTGCAGCTTCGGCAGCTGCTGGGGAAGACGTCCATCAAGAAGTACGTCGCAATGGAGACGGCCATGGGAGAAGGCGAGAGGGTCCGCGGGATCAGCCAGTTTTACGGGGCAAACCGGACCGGCAGGTACGCAGGCCGGCTCGTACAGATGCAGAACCTGCCCCGGAACTACCTGTCCACACTGGACAGCGCCAGGAATATGGCGAGGGCGTCCAATTACGAGGGCCTGAAGATGATCTACGGCAACGTGCCGGACACGCTCTCGCAGCTGATCCGGACCGCATTCATCCCGTCAGAGGGCAGGCACTTCGTGGTCGCGGACTTCTCCGCGATCGAAGCCAGGATGATCGCATGGCTCGCGGGTGAGCAGTGGGTCATGGACGTCTTCGCCAACGATCAGGACATCTACTGCGAGACCGCGTCTGCCATGTTCGGCGTACCGGTCGAGAAGCACGGCGTCAACTCAGATCTGAGACAGAAGGGAAAGATCGCGACGCTGGCCCTGGGATATCAGGGATCCATCAATGCCATGATCACCATGGGGGCCCTCAGGATGGGCATCCCGGAGGATGACCTTCCGGACATCGTCGAGAAGTGGCGCACGTCCCACCCGAAGACGGTCGGGATGTGGTACCGGATCGAAGAGGCCGCGGTCAACTGCGTGAGCTCAGGAGAGCAGACGAGACCGGACTGCGGGGCTGCGCCGATCAGCAATGTCACCTTCCGGATGGAGAACGACCTGCTCTATGGCCAGACGTTCATGACGATCGAGCTGCCGACAGGCAGGAAGCTGTACTACCCGAAGCCCTTCCTAAAGGAGAACAAATTCGGCAAGGAAGCGATCCACTACTACGGCGTCGACCAGACGTCCGGGAAGTGGGGAGAGCAATCCACTTATGGTGGAAAACTTACGGAGAACATCGTCCAGGCGATCGCGAGGGACTGCCTCTGCGAAGTGATCAAGAGGATCTATGCCAAAGGCTGGGACCTTGTATTCCATGTCCATGACGAAGTGATCGTGGACGCACCGCTGGACGTACACACAGAAGACCTGTGCGCCCTTATGGACGCGCCGATCGACTGGGCTCCGGGCCTGCTGCTGAAGGGCGCCGGCTTCGAAGCTGATTACTACATGAAGGATTAAGGAGGAAGACGATGACACATGACCGCGATCTCAATATCGCGATAGGCTCCGGCCGGTGGTCGACCTCCTGGCCGACTTCGATCATGTCATGGTCGGAGTTCTGCGGAAGGCTGAAGACGCCGATCCGCGGATCCGAGACGCTGAAGGAGTTCCTGGCGATGTCAAAGGCAGACCAGGACAGCCGGAAGGACGTCGGCGGGTTCGTGGGCGGAGTCATAGAAGGGGAACGGCGCAAGGTCGGAAACGTGAGGAGCCGCGACCTCGTAACATTGGACCTTGACAACATACCGGCCGGCAAAGGCCCGGAGGTGGTCAGCAATGTCCGGATGCTGGGCTGCGCTGCTGCGGTCTATTCGACCAGGAAGCACAGGAGCTCAGCCCCGCGCCTGAGGATCATCATCCCGACGGACAGGACGATGTCCATCGAGGAGTACGAGCCGATCGCAAGGCGGCTGGCGAAGCTGATCGGGATCGACTACTGCGACCCGACGACCTTCGAGCTGAACAGGCTCATGTTCTGGCCGTCCTGCTGCAGTGACAGCGAGTACGTCTGCGAGATCATGGACGAACGGTTCCAGAGTGCCGACGCCGTGCTGAACATGTATGGCGACTGGAAGGACGCAGCGCAGTGGCCGATCGCGGAAGGCGAGAAGGCGGCAACGGTCCGCCGCATGGCCAAACAGCAGGATCCCACCAGCAAGGAAGGGATCGTCGGCGCGTTCTGCCGGACCTACAACATCCGGGAAGCGATCGAAAAGTTCCTTCCGGGCGTCTACACACCGACAGCGCACGAGGACAGGCTGACGTTCGCGGGCGGATCCACTGCGGGCGGCGCGATCGTATACGACGGCGACCTGTGGCTGTACAGCCACCACGCAACGGATCCGTGCAGCCAGCAGCTGGTCAACGCCTTCGACCTGGTACGTCTGCACCTGTTCGCGGATCAGGACGACAGCGCGAAGGCCGGCACTCCGGTCATCCGGCTCCCGAGCTACAAGGCGATGACGGAGCTGGCGCTGAAGGACGGCAGGGTATCCGCCCTGCTGGCCAAAGAGAGGCAGAAGCAGGCGGAAGATGCCTTCGCGGGCATCGACGTCACTGCCCAGGCGGCGGACACCGGCGAGTGGAAGGACAGGCTGACCGTCACCAAGGACGGCGGCTACCAGAAGACGATCAACAACCTGGTCGTGATCCTGGAGAACGACCCGCGCCTGAAGGGCAGGATCGTGACCGACGAGTTCTCCGGATGCGGACTGGCACTCGGGGAGCTGCCCTGGGATCCGCACAAGGACCGCAGGAGATGGACAGATACGGATGACGCCGGAGCGCTGTGGTACATGGAGACCTTCTACGGCATCCCGTCGAAGGACAAGCTGATCGCCGCGCTGGCGATCGTCGGCGGGCGGAACCGGGTCAACGAGGTCCGGGACTACCTGCTGGGCCTGAAGTGGGACAACGTCCACAGGGTGGACACGGTCTTCTCCGACTATCTCGGGGCGGATGACAACGTGTACACCCGGGCAGTGGCCCGGAAGAGCCTCGTCGCTGCCGTAGCGCGGGCGATCGTCGGCGGGGTCAAATATGACTACATGCCGATCCTCGCCGGCCCGCAGGGCATCGGCAAGAGCACCCTGCTGGCCACGCTGGGCAGGCAGTGGTTCAGCGACTCGCTGACCACGTTCGAAGGGAAGGAAGCAGCAGAGATGCTGCAGGGCACCTGGCTGAACGAGATCGGCGAACTGGCAGCCATGAGCAAGTACGAAAACGCGCAGGTAAAGCAGTTCCTGTCGAAGCGCTCTGACATCTACCGGGCGGCTTACGGCAGGCGGACGGAAGAGCATCCGAGGCGCTGCGTGTTCTTCGGGACATCGAACGATGTCGAGTTCCTGCGGGACTACACAGGGAACCGGCGCTTCTGGCCGATCGATGTCGGCGTGAACGATCCGAAGCTGGATCCGTGGGATGACCTGCCCGGCAATGTTGACCAGATATGGGCGGAGGCCGTCATGTACTGGAGAGCCGGAGAGGGGCTGTACCTTACAGGCCAGGCGGAGAAGATGGCACTGGAAGCCCAGGAGGAGCACCGGGAGGCGTCCGGATGGGAAGGACTGATCCAGGACTTCCTGGAGACCGAGGTGCCGTTCAGCTGGGACAAGATGGACGTCCAGCAGCGGAAGATGTGGCTGAACGGGAACACCAAGACGGAGGAGTCGATCTATCCGATCGACAAGGTCTGCATCCTGGAGATCTGGGTCGAGTGCCTGGGCGGGAGCCAGCAGTATCTGAAGCCGCAGGACCGGGCGAAGATCGGAAACATTCTGGCGCGGATGCCAGGCTGGGAACGCATAAAATCAAACGCCAGATTCGGGCCTTATGGAAGGCAGAAAGGCTTCCGGAGAACAGGCGCGACCGGGTTGACAAGCGGTTGACAAGAGGTTGACACGGTTGACAGGCAAAATCAACCGCGTCAACCGTGTCAACCCGAGCGGTTGACAGCGCAAACCCGCATAAATACTGGGCAAAACGGTATTTGTCAACTGTGTCAACCTTATTTCTATAGAAAGGTATTTAAAACTTAGAGATTATAGAGATTTACGCATATATAAACTCTAAAATCTCTTAAATCAAAATAAGTCTTATAACGCGCGTGTACGCGGTTGACAGGAGGAGTAAATGAGAGAAAGCGAGCTGGAGAGGATCCTGGTCGACGAAGTCCGGAAGGCGGGCGGACGGGCCTACAAGTGGGTGAGCCCCGGCAATGACGGAGTGCCTGACCGGATCGTATTCCTGCCGGGCGGGAGGGTCAGCTTAGTGGAACTGAAGACAGACAAGGGGAAGCTGTCGGCACAGCAGAAGATCCAGATCAACCGCCTGAAGAATCTCGGGCAGGATGCGAGGGTTGTAAGAGGACTTACTGGGCTGGCTGCATTCTTCTACGAGGCCGGGTGCCAGGACACGGCGTCGAAGCTGTACCGGCGCAGCCTGCATAAGGAGGTGATGCCCGATGAAGTTCATACCACATGAATACCAGCGATTCTGCATCGACAGGATCGTATCTGATCCGCGGATCGGATTATTCCTGGATATGGGCCTCGGTCCAGCAAGACAGTCATATCACTGACCGCCGTCCGGATCCTGAAGTACGAACGGTTCGCTGCGAACAGGATCCTGGTCATCGCCCCGAAGAAAGTGGCGGAAGGCACCTGGACGACGGAAGCCCAGAAGTGGGATCACCTGCAGGACCTTCGGGTCGTGCCGGTGCTCGGATCCGAGAAGCAGCGCCTCGCGGCCCTGGACGTCAACGCTGACGTTTACGTTATCAACAGGGAGAATGTCGTCTGGCTGAAGGAGTTGTACCGGAACGACTGGCCCTTCGATATGGTGATCGTCGATGAGGCATCGAGCTTCAAGAGCCACAGCGCGAAGCGGTTCAAGGCACTGGCTGCGGAGAGCTGCCACGTGAAGCGGATGGTGCTGCTGACCGGTACGCCGTCCCCGAACGGGATGATGGACCTGTGGAGCCAGATCTTCCTTCTGGACGGAGGCAAGAGACTGGAGAGCCGGTTCACGTTCTTCCGGGAGAAATACTTCCAGCCGGACGTCCGCAGCTGGCAGACCGGACAGGTGTATTCCTACAAGCCGAAGAAGGGATCCGAGGAGAAGATCCTGCAGAAGATCTCCGACATCTGCGTCAGCATGAAAGCGGACGACTACCTGCAGCTGCCGGATATGGTCTTCGATACCGTCCCGGTCGTCCTGGATCCAAAAGCCAAGAGGGCATACGAGAAGATGGAAGCGGAGATGGTGCTGCAGCTGCAGGAGGACGAGGAAGCGATCACGGCCATGAGCGCCGCGGCGCTGACCGGCAAGCTGCTGCAGCTGAGCAACGGGGCCGTATACGACGAGAACCGGATCGTCCATCCGGTCCATGAGTGCAAGATCGACGCACTGGCCGAGATGGTCGAGGGCCTGAAGGCGAGAGGCAAGTCGGCGCTGGTCTTCTACCAGTTCCAGCATGACCGCGACAGGATCCTGAAGAGGCTGAACGATATGCCCCGGATCACGGTCCACACACTGGACGGCCCGGATGATATGGAAGCCTGGAACATGCACGAGCTTGACGTCCTGCTTGCGCATCCGGCATCCAGTGCTTACGGGCTGAACCTGCAGGAAGGCGGGCACCACATAATATGGTTCGGCCTGACATGGAACTATGAACAGTATGTACAGGCGAACGCCCGGCTGCACAGGCAGGGCCAGAAGGAGCCTGTGATCATACACCACCTGGTATCACAGGGTACCAGGGATGCAGATGTAATGAGGGCATTAGAACATAAGGATCAGGCGCAGCAGTACGTGCTGGACAGCCTGAAGGCAAGGATCCATGAGATCAGGAAGAGGGTGAAGTGATGGTACAGCATATTGCGACATTGGTTAAGAAGTACGGGCACTGCGACGTGCCCCCGATCGCCAGGAGACAGCCCGGAGTATATTCCGTGATCTGCCAGGGCTGCGGGAAGAAGATCAGCACGTCTGATACCTGCCCGATCGACTACGTGATCAGCAAGAGAGGGACCGCGATGTTCTGGCACACCGAGTGCTTCGACAAGGCAGCCGCGAACAAGATCCTCTGGAAGGAGGACTGAGTGGGAAGGCGGATGATACTGCCGGCGCGGTCGAAGTGCCGGCTGGATGACATAAACATGCAGATCCTGATGATCCTGAACACTAACGGCAGGATCACGATGACGGAGCTGGCGGACAGGCTGCATATATCCAGGCCGTCCGTACAGCGGCGGATCCGGCGCATGGAAGAATACGGCATCATCAGGCATTACACGGTAGAGATCGACTGGAAACGGATCGAGCCAGCGGGGGGTGACGATGATGGCATATAAAACCAAGATCGTCCGCAAGGGCAGCAAGTATGTCCTGGATGAGATGAACATGAAGATCCTGGACGAGCTGATCGGCGACGCGAGGACCCCGAAGATGGAGATCGGGAAGCGGCTGAACCTTGCAAGGTCTTCCGTCAAAGAGCGGATCGAAGACATGGAAGCTGCCGGGATCATAGAAGGGTATACGGTCCTGATCAACTGGGACCTGATAGACAACGGAGGTAAACGATGAGCCTTTATGCTGTAGCAGCGATAAGCCTGTCCATCGGGCTGGTGATCGGCATCATCATCGGGGCCGTGCTTATGGCCGACTCCATGGCGGATCCGTACGACAAAGAAGAAGAGGACACTGAAGAATGGTAACAGCAGGGTAATCCCTGTTACACCGCGCGCACCAGCAGCCACTAATTAAATAATATACCGACAAACTGGCGATTTAACATGTAGCAAGACCACCGGCAGCTGGTGATAACAACCTTTACGCATTTTAAATACTTCCGCCCGATAGCGCGGCGGGCGGGAGGAGGTGACGGGATGTACTACGTTAATCCACATGATGTGATGTGGTTATTCAAGACATATCTTGATGATTATAATGGCGGGCTGATCTCAAAGGAGACAGCGAAAGAGGAGCTGCAGGACGCACTGGACAGTGCTGATTGTGAATGGATCGATAAGGAGGACGAGAATGGAGACGCAGAAAGCGATTGAGCTGCTTGAACGAAATAAAGCCGGATTATGTCATGACTGCATGCATCCTCAAATGGTTGGATGGTGTGAAAACCACTGCGGACTGCCGGAGGCATTTGATATGGCAGTCGATGCCCTGAAGAAGCAGATCCCGGTAAAACCGGTTAAGTCCAAGGATCCCAGATATGGCATGGGATATGAGTATTATGACTGGGAATGCCCGACATGTGGAGAGTTTCTGGCACCGGAACCGGCAAGAAGTGGAGACCATCATTGTGAGTGCGGACAGGCAATTGACTGGGAGGTAGATAAGTAAATGAACAATGAGGATGCAGTAAAAACACTCAAGTCATGGATAGAATGTGCGATAGCTAATTGTGACGGTGAATGCCAATACTGTCATTTAGAAATTGACGCTGACGCTGTGGTTGAAGCATGTGCAGTTGCGGTCACTAAATTATCTCAGCCTGACACTGATACAGTGAGTAGACAACTTATGCATGACCTTGGTGCAACGTGCATAGCACGAAGGAATGAAGATGACGATTTGGTTGCAATTTTAAGTATTGATCTTTTGCCACCTGCATCAGAATATAATGCACCGAAAGCATTGGATGATGACTGCCGGCAGGCACAAAGCATTGAATGCGTTGATGATGACACAATCAGCAGAAAAGCTACCATTGAGACAGTGAAAGAGGCACTCGATCCAAACATAGTGAGTTTCGTGAAAGCGAAAATAGCAATCGAGAACCTTCAACCCTCACCGAGCAGACCGCAAGAACCGCACTGGATTCCGGTATCGGAACGGCTGCCGGAAGAGCGCGGGTATTATCTCACATCAACAAAGAATGGAGAAGTGTACTGCGATTATTGGGATGAGGATAATTTCAACAGGACAGAGCTGGTCATCGCATGGATGTCACTGCCTGAGCCCTATAGCCTTATGAGGAGAAGAGATGATGAGCATTAGAGATTTACCCAGAAAGACACGACTGATCCAGCTGGCGGAAGAATCCGCGGAGCTTGCGCAGGCAGCATTGAAGACGGTCAGGGCAATGGAAGGCGATACTCCGGTCTCGGAGTCCGAAGCGCTGACGCACCTGATCGAAGAGATGGCAGACGTCTCCGTCTGTATGACCGCGCTGCAGGACACCGCCCCGCTGGCGCAGGTCGGTGAAATCATTAACCAGAAGGCGCGACGGTGGGAGGGCAGGATCAATGGCAAAGGATAAGAACATGGAGCTCTTCCGGTCCGGGATGGAGAGGGCCTACAAGCTCGTGAAGGAAGAGGGCGTTGAGGCCCTGGAGAAGGAAATGCGGTTCAGGAATATTACCGGAGTGAACACGCCGCTGCTTACGAAGGAGCTGGACAAAGGCGTCGAGGAGATCAAGCGGCTCACGATCGAGACCGTCCTCACGATGGCCATGGGCGTCCTGTACTCCGAATTCGGATTCGGAAAGAAACGCCTGGAGCGGTTCCGGGATACATTCATGGAAGCAACCAAAGGCCTGAACGAAGGGATCGTGACCTGGTCGGACATCTGCTATAACATCGAGGACCTGACGGGAATAAGAGTTAGTTTGATTGATAGTCTCGGAAGAAACACCGGGATGATCAGGGAGGCATAAGATCGTGACTGATAGAGAGTATGGAGCATTCAGGTATCTGTCCAGACTGTGGCGGATCGACCATGAGATCAAGGACAAAGAGGATGAGCTGCGGGATATCGGACTCATACAGGGCGTCCGCTATGACAGGGACAATGTCCAGGCCTCTCCGTCGGATCCAATGAGCAGGGTGGCTGACGTCATCGGCGAGATAGAAGAGGAGAAGGAAAGATACATCCGGCTGAAGCATGAGCTGATCAATGAGATCCATGGCCTCGAGGATCATGTGTATGAACAGATCCTGGTGGAACGGTTCATCCAGAAGCGCAGCGTTAAGCAGATCCGGATACGCAAGGACTACTCGAGGAGCACAGCTTATCGCTTATTCCTGGAAGCTCTTGACGCCTTCGCCGATAAGTATGGGAACAAATGGGAAAAAACCTGATCTAATATGACAGGGTGAGAATGTAACCTACAGGACGCAATGTACAGGACCTGCGACCGGATGCTTCTTCTTTACTACTTTGTTCTAAGTGTTTGCAGTCGTGATGGTCCCAGGCTTCCTCCTTTCATGTCTGGTGTACCCGGTCAGCGATCGGCTGATCGAAGCCAAAGGTCCCGGCATCCTGCGTCCTTGAACTACGGCTAAACAGTTGCTTGGGCCAGTCCTTTGCGACTACGGCACAGATCTTATCCCTCAGGTCTGTGCCGTTCTTTTTGCCGTGATGGGCGAGAGGAGGGCCCCATGATCTACAAGATATGCAGCCGCTGCGGCAAGCGGATCCCGGAAGGAATGACCTGTCCGTGCCAGCAGAGACGCAAGGCAGAGTCGGACAAGCACTACGACAGGTACCAGCGTGATAAGAAGTCCACAGACTTCTACAGGTCTCCGGTCTGGCAGCTGACCCGGCAGAGAGTCCTGAACATGGACAAGGGTATAGACGTATACCAGTACGTGGTCAACGGCCGTGTGATGGCAGCCGACACAGTGCACCACATCGTGCCGCTGAAGTCGGACTGGAACAAGAGGCTGGACATCAACAACCTCATGAGCCTGCATCATGATACGCACAGTGCCATCGAGCGCGAGTACGATCGCGTCGGCGAAAAGGTAATGGTATATAGTCTCCTGGAAATTCTCGGGAAGTACCGGGCAGACCTGCCTGCAGGAGAGCACTGGTGACCGGATGAGCCCGGGGCCGGGGTGTGAGGGCACCCAGGGGGCGGTCAAAAAAGTATTTTAGGAAGGGGATTGAC